ATGAATGACTTCCCTATCTACAAAAAACAACTCCCACAAGTATGGTTGGAGGATGGTAAGTTTATCATCGAATCAGACTCGTTTCGTTATGTGATTGCAGATGATTTAAAACTCTTGTTTAAACTATGCAGACGATTCAAGGCTGATGCAATCGCACAAACTTACGCCACTATCTAACACAAATGTCTGACAACATTATCGATCGAGATGAACTTCAAGAGCAATTAATTCAATGGGACTTAAGTCAAATGTCATTAAATGATCTGAAAGAATATTTTATCAATATGCAAAGTGCAGAACTAGATTCTTTGTCAGATGATGAATTAGTAGAAGAGGTAAAACAATATAACCCAAGTTTGCTGCAAAAGTAAAGAGAAAAAATCAGTTATAGAACTGGCACAAGGTGACGGCACAAACCCCCAAAATCGTGTATCTTATAGAAGTGGAGGGGACAGCACCCACCACACACCACAAACCTTCTCAAACCTCAAATGCGTAAGATCGAAACTCAGATGAATGCCGCCATCCACTCTAACAAGGATTGGAAGTCTGGCAACACATCAGTTCACTTCGATGCAGAGTCAGGCGTCAGCGTCGTCCGCCTTCATGGTAACAAAATCGCTGAAGTCTCTGACAACGATATGACGATCTTCGATGGTGGTTGGCAGTCTGTTACAACAAAGTCTAGACTGAATGCACTTTGTTCTGAATTCTGTGTCACTGGTGAAGGTGTATTCCAAAAGGATTTCGCCTGGTATGTAAGAAAGTTTGTTGGAATGGCAGGACAAAGTAAAGTCTACAATGTCGATGATTTCAGCAATGGTTATATCTTCGCCTAGTCACTAACTAACACTTTTCTCACTTCAATCCTTCTAATTTTTCTTATCATGCAACTTACTAATTCCGCTGTTATTGTTGATTACTTTCCTGAGGCATTCATCGCTGAGTCTGATGATATCAAAGGAATGAAAGTTACTATCCGACGTTTTACCAAGCGTGTTACTTTCCGCGATAGTAATCAGAACTCATACAGCACTATTGGTATGATTGATTTCAAACATGAGGTTGCATCACGTATTGCAAAAGGTGCCGAAGTTACTGATTTTAATATTGACAAGATGCCTCGTGATGAGTATACTCCCATGGCATGTGTAGGTTGATTGATGTTTAACTTTATCAAGACTTTCTTTCCCATGATGAATCAAACTACCATCACACTATCTGAAACACAGTGGGAGATAATCCTAGATGCAGTTGAAGATTATGGTGTACTGGTAGATGAGGATAAATCAGAAGAAGTAGGAGAGATTCTTGATATAATTGAAGCAGAGATGATTAACCAAAGGTAACAAGTAGTAGAATAAAGAATAATGGGTAAGATGTAAGTAATTATACTTATGTTTTACCCTTAAATGTATTAAAAAACGTTTTTAAATGGTATTATAAATATACTTCGCTGTTTTATCTTATTGAGAAGGTTCTCAGGATACTACCCATTAATACCCTATTAAATGTTCATTCTTGTAGTGATCTTGGCGTTCATTCTATCACCACTCCGCAAAAATGTCAACCACCCCGCTGATAAGGATTCGGAGACACAACTTCGCAGTTTTATCAGTAATTCTTATAAATATGCGTGCGTAGATTGACAATATCGCTTAAGCGTTCTATACTTATTAAGTCACACCACCAGGACACCACTTATGTCAGTCGCTATCAGTCAGGCACAAAAGCAACGTTATCGCATCACGTTGGATTTAGAAGTGATGGAAGATTTTGATCCGCATCAGATTAACTGGGAGAATATCTTTGAACTTGAAGGATCTGAGAAGGTGATTGACAGTTATGTAGAGGACTTAAGTAATCCTGCCAGCTGGTGATATTGCAGGGGGGCGGGTGTTGACAGTCCCGCAAAAGTATGCTATAGTTCTTATGCGTGTCACAGCAGTTATGGGCGGTTCGTTGATGCCGTTGCCCGTCGCGATGCCGTTTATAAAAACAGCTAACTACCCTAACCTACAGAGGTGACAAAACGCGAGAGTGATTCCACTTTCATAAAAAAAAATTTTGCCATGAAAAAAGAACCCTATTGGAATTTTTGGAAGGTTGTATTTGCAGGATGGATAATAAGATATCCACATATTGTATTTCGCCCCTTGATGTTTCTGGTAGGGATTTTTCTTGTCTTGATATATAATGCAATAGTTAATTAAATTCGTTAAAAAAATTTCGGAGGAAAAAAATTTTGGCCAGTAAGATTTACCACATCTATGCTAAGGGAGAGTGTTTATATAATAATCTTAATGAACAACAATTCAGAGAAACGTGGAGTACCTTGCAGGGTATGGTAGGATTAATGAAGACTGAGTATGCGGCAGAGGATTTATCCTACGAGACTGTGCAACTATTAAATGAAGGATACGGAGAACCGTCCGGATCTCCATCATATTGACAACTACATAACACTGAACTATAATTGAACTGAAGTTTATTCCATCTCATGGCTAAAGGATTTACTGTTAAGACTGTTCCACCAAAGAAGGCACAAGGCCCTGAGTGGGACATCGATGCTATTAAAGCACGAATGAAAGGAAAGAAAATTGTCTTCTGTCTTCCAGGACGGGGATGTTCATATACTTTTCTGAAAAACTTTGTACAACTTTGTTTTGATCTTGTACAAAATGGAATGAGTATTCAGATCAGTCAAGATTACTCATCAATGGTTAACTTTGCACGTTGCAAATGTCTTGGAGCAAACGTGTTGCGCGGCCCTGATCAGATTCCATGGGACGGTAAGTTGGAGTATGATTATCAATTATGGATTGATAGTGATATTGTCTTTACCACTGAAAAGTTCTGGCAGTTGTGTGACTTGTCATTAAATGCTGAGGGCGAAGAGAAACAGATTACTTCTGGTTGGTATTCTACAGAGGACGGACAAACTACTTCCGTTGCTCACTGGCTTGAAGAAGATGACTTCCGTAAGAACGGAGGTGTGATGAATCATGAAACTGTCGATTCGATTTCAAAGCGTAAGAAGCCTTTCACAGTTGACTATGCAGGGTTTGGTTGGATCATGATTCAGAACGGAGTGTTTGAGAACACTGCGATTAAGTATCCATGGTTTGCTCCTAAGATGCAAGTCTTTGAAAGTGGTGCAGTTCAGGACATGTGTGGTGAAGATGTGTCATTCTGTTTAGATGCTATCGAAGCAGGTTATGAGATCTGGTGCGATCCTCGGATTCGTGTTGGCCACGAAAAAACTCGGGTTATTTGAGGTAAATTATGGCAGTACGTGCAAAGGTTGGTATTCTCGGTAAAGAAGGGTGGATGCCCGGAAATCCGAAAAAAACTCGTCAGGGGAGTGGTAAGCATACGAAGTATGCCGCGACTTCTCGTAACGGGAAAAAGAAGTTATACCGTGGACAAGGTAAAGGTTAAATAGACATAACAATGACACTATGTTATGGCAGCATTAATTTGCAACCTCCCCTCGGTTGAAGTATGGGTAAGGAAAGAATACTTAACTGATCATCAATCTGGTTGGGGCGAATATGTAAAGGGCGTTTGGGTATCGGCTAAGTCGATTCCTGGACGCGCTTTTTATTTTGAGACATACTTACCAGAGTATGCAGCAATGTATGATAAGTTACCTATTAGTGCTTTTCTTTCGGAACCAGTAAAACCTGATCCAGATATGAGTTTACAGAACCTTCAGTTTTGGAACTGTATGGATTATGGAATAGTAGCTATACAGAAACAATTCATTGGTAGTATGGATTATGAAGTCTATACACGCGATCATGGCACAATGAAAGGTACATATGTTTGCACTATTGATAATTACCACCAAGATCCTGATGTAATTGATTATGCAACAAGTGAAAACCCTTCAGAACATAAGTCACATAATCTTATTGAATTAGTTAATGGACAATATTGTTTGTATCCTAATAATAGAACAAGAATATTTGATAATAGTTTGACACCAGAGAATCCAAAGATACCTGATTTTAAAGTATCAACTGAGTATTATCAAGTAGAAAATGGTTATGATCGCATGGGATTGGGTGATCAAGAGAGTTACTTCTGGAAAACCGCTCAGGAACGAGATAAATAAAGTATATTCGCTTATACTAGGGTGCCAGTAGAAAGGGCAAGTAAATCATTTAAGGACGTTTCTATGTCCTTTAAGGTAAATCCACTTACCTTTGATTTGATTGCAAATAAAAATGAAACTGCAATTGCACGTTCTATTCGTAATTTAATTCTAACTGTCCCTGGTGAACGTCCATTCAATCCAGATTTAGGATCACAGGTAAGTCGTTTATTATTTGAACCACTTGATAACATCACTACCGAATCTTTAAAGGAACAAATTGAAAATACAATTAATAATTTTGAACCAAGAGTAAAACTCTTGCAAGTAATTGTACAACCAAATTATGATAGAGGTGAATATGATATTAGTATTCGTTATTCTATTGTTGGAATAGAGGCAACTCCCCAACAATTATCATTCGCATTACAACAGACACGCTAATGGCACTAGTCAACTTTGCCAACCTAGACTTCGATCAGATTAAGAAGTCGATCACGGATTATCTGAGATCGAATTCTAATTTTACTGATTATGATTTTGAGGGATCAAATCTCTCAACAATTATTGATGCGTTAGCATATAACACTTATATAACCTCATATAATGCCAACATGGTATCTAATGAGGTATTCATTGATTCTGCCACTCTCAGAGAGAATGTGGTGTCTCTCGCGAGGAATATAGGTTATACTCCTCGATCAAGTAAATCATCAAGAGCAAATATATCTTTTCAAATTGACACAATTAATTATAGTGTTAAACCTCAAACAATAACTCTGAATAAGGGTACTGTTGCAACATCAAGTAATTTTGGTAATGAATCTTATGCGTTCTCTATTTTAGAGGATATTACAGTTACTGTAAACGATAATTTTGCAACATTTAATAATGTTGACGTTTATCAAGGGACATATCTTACATCTGAATTTAGTTATAATACGTATGATCCTAATCAGAGATATATTTTAGATAATGCAAATATTGATATTTCTACCATTAATGTTACATGGAAACCATCACAATTTTCATCTGTAACAAGAAAATATCGCAGAGCAGATACTTTATTTGAAGTTAATGGAGATTCTCCTGTATTCTGGGTACAAGAGATTGAAGACGAAAGATATGAATTAATCTTTGGTGATGGCGTATTTGGTAAGGCGCTTGAAGAACCAAACTTCTTAGAGGTAACTTACCTTGTTAATAATGGAAGTGACTCTAATGGAATAACAGATTTAACTTTTAATGGTAAGTTAACAACATCAAGAGACGATATTGCAATCAACAATGGCATTTCTAATGTAACTGTTAACACTCCTTCTTTTGCAGGATCTAGTATTGAAAGTATTGAGTCCATTAAAAAGTATGCTACTCAAACATATGCCTCTCAAAACAGAGCGGTAACCGCAACTGATTATGAGTACATCATTCCAAAGATTTATCCTGAAACTGAATCCATTTCTGTGTTTGGTGGTGAAGAATTAAACCCACCACAATTTGGTAGAGTTTTTGCAAGTATCAAACCAGTTAATGGTTCATACCTTTCTAATTTAGTAAAAGATAATATTAAAAGAGAAATTAAAAAATACTCTGTTGGTGGTATTGATTTAGAGATAACTGATCTTAAATATCTTTACATTGAAGCACTTGTTAATGTTTATTATAATTCAAATGATGCAAACAGTGGCGATCAAATAAAAACAATTGTTTCTAATAACATTGAAAGATATTCTTCTTCAACAGAAATTAATAAATTTGGTGCTAGATTTAAGTATAGTAAGTTTTTAAGTGTAATTGATAACAGTAATAGTGCTGTTACATCTAACATCACTACAGTTCAGATGAGAAGAGATCTGAGAGCAGCTCTCAATACGTTCGCTGAATATGAAATTTGTTTTGGAAATAGATTTCATATCATAAATCATGGACATGGAACCCATGGTGGTAAAATTGGATACAATATTAAATCATCTGGATTCCAAGTAAGTGGTGTTCCTGGAATAGTTTACCTTCAAGATGATACAAATCAGGGATTAGAAACAGGAGTTATAAATTTAATTCGTTTAGTTTCTCCTACAGAAGCAAAAATTGTAAGAAGAAATGTTGGAACTATTGATTATTTAAAGGGGGAGATTAAATTAAGTCCTATTAATATTATTTCAACTTCTATTAATAAACAATTCCCACTTATTGAAATTTCTGCTATTCCATATTCAAATGATATTATCGGATTACAGGATCTTTATATTCAACTAGATACTAATAACGTAACTATTAATTCTGTCAATGACAGAATATCTTCTGGTTATGATATATCAGGTTCTGATTATATTGTTTCTTCAAGTTTTGCAAATGGAAGTTTAGTCCGTGGAACAGTTAATCCTACGACAGTAACAAGACAAATAGCAAATACGGGTACTTCTGTTACTACCCAAACAAATACACAGTCTACAAATACATCTACACCAACTTATTCATACTAAAGACGTAAGATGATATCAACCGATTTACAGCGAGTACAAATTCAGGATATTATTGAGTACCAGTTACCTGCATTTGTAAGGGAAGACTTTCCTCTTGTTGGTGAATTTTTAAAACAATATTATATTTCGCAGGAATATCCTACTGCACCATCTGATGTCTTACAAAATATTGATGAATATGTAAAATTAGAAACTCTTCTTAATTCGCAAGAAGAGACAAATCTTGATTCTGATGTATCTTTTAGTGATACTAAGATTACTGTAGGTATCAATCTTGATACAAAACAGTATGGAACGTATCAATTTCCTGAAAGATATGGACTAATTAAAATTGATGATGAAATTATTTTATATACATCTAGGGATAGAAGTTCTTTTAATGGTTGTGTTCGTGGATTTAGTGGTGTAACCGCATATGGAAATGATGAAGAGAGACTTACATTCTCATCATCTGTTGCAACATCTCATATTCAAGGTGCAAATGTTGTTAATCTTAGTAATCTTTTATTAAAAGAATTTTTAATAAAACTAAAACAGCAAATTGCTCCTGGATTTGAAAGAAGAGAAATTAATAATGAAGTAAACGAAAGACTTTTCCTATCAAGATCAAAAGATTTTTATCAGACAAAAGGAACTGATGAATCTTTTAGACTTTTGTTTGCTGCACTTTATGGAGAAAAAGCAGAGGTTATTAAACCTAAAGAGTTTCTTTTTAGGCCTTCTGATGCTCAGTATAGAAAAACAAAGGATATTGTTGTAGAAGCACTCGTAGGTGATCCCTCTGGATTAAAAAATCAAACTTTATACCAAGATGCATATCCTGAATATGATATAAGTCAATCATATGCAACTATTGTTGATGTAGAAAAAATTCTTAGAGGTGATAAAACATACTATCAACTTAGTGTTGACTTTGATTATAGCAAAGATATTGATTTGACAGGTGGCACCGTTCTTGGAGATTTTACATCTCACCCAAAAACACAGAATACTGTTGTAGTTGCATCTGGATCTTCAGTAATTGATGTTGACTCTACAATTGGATTTCCAGATAGTGGACAGATTCAAATTAATGGTAATAGTGGTATTATTACTTACCGTTCAAAAACAATAAATCAGTTTACTGAAGTTGGTTTAGCGAATACAACTAACTTTGGAATTAACTATGATATCGCCTCAGGAACGGAATTAAATTTAAACGTTAGTGCATATGGTTTTCAGGGAATTAACCCTGTCTCAGTCGCTTCTAGCGATGCCTCAGTGGTAGGTATAGCTACCACCTCTAGGATAGAAATCAGAATTGGTAAAGTACTTGGTAGAAATTTAATACCAGACAATACATCTAACTTTAGTAAAAATGATAATATTAATATTAAATCACTTGGTAATACTGCGACATCAGTTTTAGATAATATCTGGTTTACAAACGTTAGCCCTAAGTATGATGTTAAGAGTGTAAGTTTAATCGACTCTTCTAATTTTACATATTCTATTGTAACATTTGCAAAAAATAATTTTAAAATTGGTGATAAAGCATCAGTTATTCAATCTGATGGTGTTTCTAAAAGTGGTATCATAATTGATATCTCATCTGCATATGCATTTACTTTTTCAAGAGCAGGAGAGCTTGTAGGATCTACATTCTCTGTCAGAAGAGATATATTAAAACCCGATGTTAGTAATATTAACTCAGATCAATATTCTTATATTGAAAAATCTTTTGCTAATGTTCAAAACACATATTCCAAGTTTAACGGCGATGTATTAGTTGCATCTTCATCTATACCCCACTATCATGATACGCCTCTCGACTTCTATGATAGAAAAGTTTCTTTAGATGGTGAGTATAATGGTGAAATATTCACTTTAGATCGCAACCATGGATTCTTTACTGGTGACAGAGTTTATTATGAATCTTACATTTATGAAACTCTTTATGCACAAAATGTAGAAAGTAAATTTCCTGAAATTGAACCGGGTGTTTACTATGTCAAAAGAATAAATGAATCTCAATTTAAGATTGCATCTAGCGTAACAAATCTCTCTAACAATAATTTTGTTTCCGTATCTGGTATCGTTACTAATAATTACCTGTGCGCTAATGACTTCTTTAATAAAAATCTTGAGCATCAAAAACTTTACAGAGAATTTAAAAATCCTGTAAATGATGGGGGAACATATGAAACACTTCCAGGTAGAACTGGAATGTTGGTTAACGGTGTAGAAATATTAAACTACAGATCTGGAGATACTGTTTACTATGGAACGATTAATTCGGTAAATGTTTCTTCTCCAGGAAAAGAATATGATATAGTTAATCCTCCTATTCTTTCTATTCAAGATTCTACTGGTGTTGGTGCAACGGGTATTGTAAATGTAAAAGGTAATTTGGAGAGAATTGAAATCCTTGATTCGGGATTTGATTATGTAACGGAACCAATTATCACCATAACAGGAGGCAATGGTACAGGTGCTGATGCATTTGCGAATACAAAACTTGTAACTCACTCAGTATCTTTCTATGCAACATCTGATAATGCACAAGTTGGATTATCCTCCGATACTATTGGATTTACAACTTTCCATAAGTTTAGAGAATCTGAAAGAGTAATTTACAAAACTGATGGACAAACGGCTATTGGAGGTGTTACAGACAATTCTGAATACTATGTTAAATTAGTTGATGAAAAAACTGTTAAGTTATTCAAGACAGAAGGAGATTCTATTAATGGATCCAATGCTGTTGATTTAACTTCTAATGGTGTAGGTGTACATAGATTTGAATCCTTTAATAAAAAACGTGTTGTATTTGATGTAACTATCGCATCTACAGGATCTAATTATGAAAATAAAGAAAGAAGTATTGGTAGTGTTGGTATAAACACATCTTTAAGTCACGTTAATATTATTAATCATGGATTTAATTCTGGCGAAACTATTACATATCTGGGAAATGCAGATGGTTTAAGTAATGATCAAAATTATATTGTTACTGAAGTAGATAATAATAACTTTAAACTTTCATCCGTTGGTGTTGGTACAACTGCAAAATTATTCTATTATAATACAAATCAATTTGTAAATATTGAATCGATTGGATCAGGATCTCATACATTCAAATATCCTACTATTTCTGTCAACATCACTGGTGAAATTGGTGTTACAACTTTTAGTGGACAAGACTTTAATGCTAAACTTCAACCCGTATTCAGAGGATCTATTGAATCTGTTTATTTGACTGATAATGGTACTGGTTATGGTTCCAGTGATATCATCAATTATAATAAACAACCAGTATTTGATCTTTTAAGTGGAAGAGATGCGGAATTACTTCCTATTGTAAACAATGGTAGAATTGAAGAAGTACTTGTAACAAGTAGTGGTTATGAATATAATTCTATTCCTAATCTTATTGTCAATGGTGAAGGTAGATTTGCCAAACTTACCCCCGTAATTAGTGGTGGACAAATTGTTAGAGTTATTGTAGATAATCATGGCATTGATTATACAAACACAACTACTGTAAGCGTTGTTGCTAGTGGTAGTAATGCAGTTTTCAGTGCAGATATTAATAGATGGACAGTTAACCTATTTGAAAAATATCAGGACATCATTAGTGAAGATGATGGTATTTTAGATGCATCATCTATAGATGAATATGGAATTGAGTACACTCATTTATATGCTCCTAGAAAATTAAGACAATCTTTATTTGGTAAAACAATTTCTTCTACCGATGGAATAAAATATGGAGTTGGCGATTTAAGACTTGATACATCAAATGTAGAAACAGAAGCACAGTTTCACTCCCCAATCATTGGTTGGGCATATGATGGAAATCCAATCTATGGCCCCTATGGTTTTGATACTCCAACTGGTGGAACAATCAAAGCACTTAGAAGTGGTTATAGTATAACACAATCGGTAAATCGCCCTGCATTATCAACATGGAAAAAAGGATTTTTCTGTGAGGACTATAAATTTACAGGAGACGGAGATCTTGATGAACATAATGGTAGATATTGTTTAACACCTGACTTCCCTAACGGTGTCTATGCTTACTTTGCGACGATCAGCGACGGATCAGTTGAAAGTTCTGGGCCTTTTGAAAACTTTAAGTTACCTCAGTATCCATATTTTATTGGTAACAAATTTAAGTCCAAACCTAATACCTTTAATTATCAAAATGATTCCTATCAAGGAAAGTATGATATTGTATCCAACGAATGGTTTAGAAACACCACGCCATATGGATTGACTTTGAATAATGTATCATATGATTTTGTAACTGAACCATACAAAATTTATGATGAAGTAATTGACATAACATCAACGTCTGTTGGAACAATTGATAGTGTTGGTATAGTAACTGGTGGTGATGGATATCAGGTAGGAGACAGAATAGTATTTGAGTCGCTTCCTGGTGCAACTGCAGCAAAAGCAAAAGTTTCTCAGGTTCTTGGTAAAGTTGTAAACAACATAAGTGTTGCATCTTCAAGTATTTCTGAACTAGAGATAGTACCAATTGATTCATCAGGAAGATTTGTTGCTTTCTCTACATCTCCTCATAGATTTACAAATTCTAATTTAGTTACTTTATCTGGATTTAATACATCTATTACTTTAACTAATAAATCATTTAATATTGGAGTATCTACAAACTTCTATAACTTATCAACTGGAGTTGGAACAGCGGGTGCTACTGGCATCGTAACGTATTTTTCAATTGGTGGTATTATTGATCGTGGAGATCTTTCAATTAGAGAAAATGATATTTTTGAATTGGGATCTGAACAAGTTCGCGTATTGAACGTTGACAAACTTAGTTCAAGAATAAGAGTTGAAAGATCCGTCAACGCAACAGTATCCTCTGCACACACTGCAACAACATCTATTGTAGAACAAAGTCGCAAATTTACCTTTAATTCTAATAGACAAAATAAAGTAAACTTTGAATTAAATAAACAGATTTATTTTGATCCTAAAGAAACCGTTGGTGTGGGAACACTTACAGGTGCAGGAGTAGGATCAACTATTTTCTTCTCAAATCCTGGATCAGGTATTAGTCAAGTTTTTGTTGAAAATAGAAGTTTATTCCTACCTAACCATAATTTGTTAACTGGTGATATTGTTAAGTATCATAATGGAGGAGGAGATTCTGTTGTAGTTACGGTTGATCCCACTGGTTCGACAACTTATAGTATTGCGAATGAAACACCTCTGTATGTTGCTAAAATATCTGATAATATTATCGGAGTCCAGACTTACAGAGTTGGAGTTGGTTCTACAGGTACTTTCGTAGGTATCGCTGATACAACAATGAATACTGGACTTCTATTCTTTACAGGAATAGGTACTGGTACAAATCATAGCATTCAAACAATCAAGTCGAATGTTGTAAATGCTGAGGTAACAAAGAATACTGTAACTGTATCAACTGCATCAACGCATGGTTTGACAATAGGTGACAAAGTTCAAATGAACGTCACTCCAGGAATTACGACAACTGTTACTGTTAAGTATAATGATCAGAATAGAAGAATTGTATTTAATCCACTTGGATTTACAACTACTGGTGTAAGCACTAGTCAAAATACAATTACTATCGATGATCATGGATTTAAATCGGGAGACAAAGTAATTCTCGATGCAAATCCAGCAGCGACAGGATTAGAAGATCAGAAAATTTATTACATTTCTAGGTTCTCAAAAGATAAAGTAAGACTTTGCAATTCAAAATTTGAAGCAGAAAAATTTAACCCGAAATTTGTTTCGATTGATATTGCAAGAAAAGGAACGTTACTTCCGATTAATCCTACTTTAAATGTATTTGCAGGGAATACTGTTATTTTCAATCTGGGAGATTCTACTTTATCTTCTCTAAATGCTTCTACTCTATACTCTGCATTTGATTTAAATCTCTATAGAGATTCTAATTATACAGATAAGTTTGATGGATCTCTTACAAGTGATAACTTTGAAGTAACTAAAACAGGTAAAATTGGAATTGATGCTGCCGCTAAATTAACTCTTGTAGTCAATGATGAAGTGCCTGAGAATTTATTCTATAAGTTTTCAGTTGTTAACTCTGACTTTATTGAAACGATCAAACAAGAGATTGTTATTGACAAAGAAGTAAATGGATTTAATAAAATCAATGTCATTAACAGTGTATATCAAGGAGAATTTGCAATCACTGGCATTGGTACAACAAACACATTTAGATATGATGTCAATCAACTTCCTGAAAGATCATCATATTCATCTTTAAATGGTGGATTGTCATATAACACAAATGCTATTGGTGCATATGGTGGTATTTCTGATATTAATGTAACGTTCAAAGGTTCAAATTATGAAGAAATAGTTGGGGTATCTACAATTGTAGGTATTGTAACAGGAACAGGAGCTCTTCTTGAACCAGCAAGCACTACGATTGGTAAAATTCTTTCAACTAAAATTGAGAACATTGGATTTAATTATCCAACTGACTATACTATTCGTCCTACTACAAATCTTCCTGAGGTTCTATCTCTTGAATCTCTTACTTCCTTTGAAGAAATTGGAATTGCATCTGCAGGTAAAAACTACAGTATTGCACCAAATTTAATTGTTATTGATGGACTGACTGGTAAGCATATTAATGATGTAGATCTTTTCTTTAGATTAGGAGATTCAAAAGTAACAGTCAGAAAGAACACAAGTGGGCTTTCTAACATTACTCCTACAATTATACCTATAGGTAACTCAAATGGAGTTGCTATTAATGACATTTCTTTTGATATGTCTTCTAAGAATGTAACAGTTGGGTTTGACACTGGATTTAGTGATCAATCTCCTTTCGCTGTTGGTGATAAAGTTCTTATTGAAAATGTAAGCGTAGGTGTTGGATCCACAGCATCTGGATATAACTCAATTGATTATAATTACTCACTCTTTACTTTGACTGATGTAAACATTCCTCTTGGTGGAAATGTTGGTGTAGTTACATTTAGTCTTTCTGGAATAATTAATGATAATCTGTATGCAGGTAATTTTGATTCTTTAAATTCTGCAGGAAGAATTATTAATCAATCTTCTTTCCCACAATTTAATATCAAATTAAGAAAGAATAATTTCTTGATTGGAGAGCAGATCGTATCTAATAGTGGTATAGGAAAGGTTGATAGTTGGAATAATAGAATTGAACTACTAAAAGTTTCAACCTCTAAAGATTTTAATATCGGAGATCTTGTAATTGGACAAACTTCTAGAACTCAAGGTAAAGTCAAGTCCAAAGTTGATTACAACTCAGAAATTGAAACAGAAGCAAGTTCAATTGTAGAAAAGGGATGGAATCAAACAACTGGATTCTTTAATGATAATCAACAGAGAATTCCTGATAATTTTTATTATCAAAACTTCTCTTATGCTATTAAATCTAAAATTCCATTACAAGATTGGGATGATGCCGTAAGTTCTCTTAATCACACGGCTGGTTTCCTTAAGTTTAGTGATCTTGTAATTGAATCTAAAACTGAAAGTCCTAATACTGGAGTGTTTACTGACGAAGCTTCCAATATCTCTCTAACTGTTGATATCCTTCCTGTTCCTGCGTATGGCGGATTAGGGAACGGACTTAGTGCTAGTACTGGAGGTGGAATCAGTCTTAACTGCTACCCTGCTTTTGATCTAGTAACCGAAAATTCTAAAGTTGCATCTGGCACTGTTTTCTCTGATAGAATCTTCTTAGAGAACAGAGTACTTACTGATTTCTTTGAATCTTTTGGAAACAGAGTTCTGACAATTGATGATATTAGTCAACAATTTAATAGTCAAGAACGTCCCACAAGATTCAGTATTGTCAAGAAGTTCTCTGTTGATCAAAGATCTAAGAAAATTTTCTCTTTCGTAAGAGATAAACTTTTTACAGGAGAAAGACAAGCATCGTTTGTTTCCCTTGTTCATGATACAAATTCTGCCACAGTTCAAAACTACGGTAGAGTTGAAAGCGTAACTGATTTGGGATCTTTTGACTTTAATATTTCTGGTTCTGAGGGACAACTTCTTTTCTATCCAACAAAATTCCGCGCAAATGATTACAATATCTCTTTGATGAGTTTTGATATTGATAATAGTGTCTCTGGTGTTGGTACATTTGCACTTGGAGAGATTTGTGATATTGCCTCTACACAAGTTGATGTACCTGCTGCATCTACTACTACAATCGTAGGTATTGCATCTACGTATAGATCCTCCAAGATTTTAGTTGAATATACAACAAATGATGGAAGATTTGGAACTAATGAGTTAAATGTTATTCATGATGGAACAACAGTTGATGTTCTTGAGTATGGTGAAATAGTCACGGGACAACCAACATTGGATATGGGAACATATTCTGCCAGCATGTCATCTGGCACCGTTAATGTCAACTTTACGCCTGCTGCTGGATTAGCACTAACCGCTAACACAATTAGGGTATCGATGTCCAGCACTGAATCAGTTGGTGTCGGTACAACAATTATTGGACAAGCAACAGAGAATATGGGTTCACTGGAATCCTTCCATACTTCCCTTTCTGCAAGCGGATCACCTGGCATTCATACAATCGCTACCTACACAAACGCAGGTATAAATGACTATCAGGCAGCATATTACATCGTAAGTATTGAAGATACAACTAATGATCAATATCAATTCTCCGAAGTTATTGTTCTTAATGACAATTCTGAGTCTTTCATTACAGAGTATGGAACTCTAACAACTGGTAGTGGTATTGGTACAATCGGTGCTTTAATGACATCGACTAAAACACATCTTCAGTATACTCCTCCTGCAAGTGTAGACACTCAGGTTCGCGTCTATCAACATGCAGTTCAATTGGTTGAAGTAGATAACACTCTTGATAATGAAATTGATCTAAACAATGCTTCAATCACTGCAGGATTTGGTTTTTACGATGGAACTGCTAAGGATGTTAAGAGAGCATTTGGATTAACTCATAAAGGACAACCTATTTTCCTTAGAAACTTTGATGGTAGTGATACCGCCATTGTTAATACATCGACTGGAACGATTAGAGTACCAGATCACTTCTTTGTATCCGGCGAACCAGTCAACTATTCTGTTGGTATATCAACTAATGTAAGAATTGGAATTGAGACAACTTCATTTGCTGGAATAGGAAGTACTACAATCCTTCCCGATAATACAAACTTGTTTGTAATTAAGGATAATGATGCAACAATCAGATTGGCATCTTCTGCAGAAAATGCTTTAGCATCTACGCCAGTAGCAATCGGAATTACTGGAGTTGGTTTAGGTACATTCCATACTTTTAAATCTGGTAAGCAAAATACAAAATGCTTGATTGCACTTGATAATTACATTCAAAATCCAATAGTTTCTACTGCAGTAACAACGACTTTAGATACTCAAATTGAACTTGCTGATACAATTATTGAAACAATTGGCGTTACATCATTCTTTGCCTCTGATTTGATTCAGATTGAAGCAGAGATTATGAAGATCAGCACTGTTGGATTAGGAACAACCAACGCTATTCTGGTTGATCGTGGGTGGATGGGAACTGGAATCGCCACTCACCCCGTTGGCGTTGCAGTAACAAAAGTTGATGGTGCATATAATATTGTCGATAATGTCATTAATTTCTATACTGCACCACAAGGCCCAGTTCCTATTGGATCCACCACTAACCCTCCCGATGAGAGAGATTGGACTGGTATTACAACTCACTCTAAGTTCCAAGGCAGAACGTTCCTTAGATCGCAAAATGTTGGAAGCACTAATGGTGCATATGATACCAACTATATTTTTGACAGTGTTGCTGATCAATTCGATGCTCAAACAAAGAGATTTACATTAAAATCTGAAAACAACGATGTTATTGGATTCTCAACAAATAATGCAGCAGTACTTATCAATGGAGTGTTCCAAGGGCCTACAGGACAACTCAGTATAGAGCAAGATTATAGTATGAGTGAAGGTAGTGGTATTAGTAGCATAACCTTTACAGGAACTGCTACTTCAATTGGAAGTGATCCAAATACTGCATCTATTCCTGTTGGAGGATATATTGTCTCTGTCGGATCTACTGCGGGGCTAGGTTATCAACCTCTTGTATCTGCTGGTGGTACAGCAGTTGTTTCCACTGCAGGAACAATCACATCTATTGCCATTGGTAGAACTGGTTCTGGATATAGACAGGGATCGCAAACTGTAAATGTTGGAGTTTATACATCATCTACAGGCAGAACTGGAATTGAATTTATTGGTACTGCTGCAGTAAGCAACGGACATATTGTAAGTGTTGCAGTCACAAATCCGGGATCTGGATATCAAGTTGGTTCTGAACCAATTGTGGTATTTGATACTCCTCTTTCATACTCTAATATTCCTTTGGTTTACTCTGGTGAATCTCCCGTAGCAGGAGCAGGAACTGAAGCAACCATTGATATTATTGTCGGACAAGGTTCTAGTGTTATTGATTTTGAAATTAAAAACTTTGGATATGCTTACGGACAGAAACAAGTTCTTACCGTTGCTTCAGGTGGTGCTACTGGAATTCCTACTGATACTAACTTCACATTTGATGAGTTCCAAATTACTGTTAACAAAGTTGACTCTGATAAATTCTCTGCATGGCACTTTGGTGAACTTGAGCGTCTTGATAATATCAACAATGAATTTAATGGTGTTAAGAGAGGATTTACGCTCAAGAGAAATGGTTCTCCTGTCACGGTAAGATCGAGAGCGGGTTCAAACGTTGATGTGCAATCTACCCTTTTGATATTCATCAATGACATCCTGCAAGTTCCTGGTGAGGCATATGAATTCAATGGTGGTAGCGTTCTCAACTTCTCTGAGGCACCTAGAGGGCCGTCTTTTGATGGAGCATTCAGTGGTGATACATGTAAGATTCTCTTCTATAAAGGATCGGGTGATATTGACGTAACATTCCGCGATGTTCTTCCAACGGTGAAAGCGGGCGATGATTTCTCTATCAGAGGTGATGAAAGTCTTGTCCCCGGATCCCTTGATCAAGGCGCAAGACTTATTACCGAAATTTTATCTACAGATACTATTGAAACAAATCCTTATTATGGAAGAGGTATTGATTCTAATCCCGATCATGCCCGCACTGTTACGTGGTGCAAACAAACTGTTGATAAAATTATCAATGGTAAGATCGTCAGTAAGGCAAGAGAACTAAATGCAGCACTTATCAATCCTAGTACTAATCTGATTCAATCAGTTGGTGTTGGATCTACACAACTCTTTGTTGAAAGTGTTATTCCATTCTTCAATCCTGATGATGAAAATCAAACTACTAAGAACAAACAGACAGTTCGAATCATCTCACAAAATAATATTGTAGCAGCAGCGGCAACAGCAGTTGTCTCTATCGCTAATACCGTTGAGTCTATCACAATTGGTTATGGTGGAACAGGTTATACATCTGCTCCTTCGGTAACCATTGAAACACCTGTAGGACTTGGAGCGACTGCAAGAGCGACTGCTACAGCAACACTGACAGGTGATACTATATCAGCAATTACTGTTTCTACACCTGGAATTGGATATACTAGAACTTCCGTTCCTCAGGTTCTGATTGAAGCACCAACAGCAACAAAGGAAACTAATAAAACAGATCTCTACGAGGGTGACTTTGGTGATATAGTTGGATTGACATCAACGTCTGTAGGAGTTGCATCTACAGGACTTGTCATGGAATTCTTCATTCCCGTCGATTCTTTCTTAAGAAACACAAAAGTTGTTGGTGCTGCTGTCACTTTAAGTGATATTTCGGTTGGTGATTACTTCACCGTAAGAAATAGCAACATTGGAAGTGGTGTTACATCCCTATATCAAACTGGCGGAACATTGGGAATTACAACACAATTCCTTGATTCTGTTTATGAAGTTGCAGCAGTTTCTGTTGCGACAACAGCAGTTGCAGGTGTTGGTATCACCTACGTCAAGAAAGTCACAGTCAGTGTTGAGGATCTTGGTGATATTTCTGGAATTGGATTAACAGAATTTTACGGCGAGTTCTCTTGGGGTAAAATTACCCTTGGAGATAGAACAAATGCCACTGCATTTGATGCATATCTATTGAACGGTACATCTGGTATTACAACTGGTAGTGTTGTCAATAGAGTGGAACCTCTTAAACTCGTAGGATACTCTACAACATAACTGATAAATAAGTAAAAAACTACGCAAAAATGGCTGCGATAATAACTGATCAACTTCGTATTCTGAACGCAAAAGATTTTGTTGCTAGTGTGGCTTCCACTAGCAACTCTTTTTACTCATTTGTTGGATTGCCCAATCCTACTGATGTTGATGCAAGTTGGGATAGCAGTCCACCTGATCCAAGAGATAACTTCAATGAGGAGAATAATTATTGGGACACAATGATTGCTCTCAAAAAAATAGATGCAGATGATGTAAAACAAGTAATTAAAAAAATAACTTGGCAGTCAGGTACAACATATGATATGTACCGCAATGACATTAAGGCAGAGAGTCCATCTAAACCATCTAACGCAATTAGTTTGTATGAGGCAAATTATTTTGCAATGAACTCTGACTATAGAGTTTATATCTGCTTACAGAATGGATCAACTCCAGAAAACCCAAGTGGTAGATCCTCCCTCGATGAACCAACTTTTACTGATTTAGAACCCAGAGAAGCTGGAACTAGTGGTGATGGATATATTTGGAAATATCTTTTTACTATTAAACCTGGCGATATTATTAAGTTTGACTCTACAAACTTCATGCCAGTTCCTAAAGATTGGATAACAACCACTGATGCTAATATTTCTGCTGTAAGAAATAATGCTAATACTAGTGGACAATTAAAAATTGTAAAAATTACTAATAGAGGCGTTGGGTTAGGAACTGCAAATAGAACATACACTCGTGTTCCAATTAAAGGTGATGGAAATGGTGCAGAATGCACTGTTGTTGTAAACAACAACTCAAATGTAGAATCTATTACTATTTCAAACGGAGGATCAGATTATACATTTGGAACTGTTGATTTAGTTGCTGGTAATGTTCCCACTGGTACAACATCTCCTATATTTGATGTTATTATCCCTCCTCAAGGTGGACATGGATCGGATATTTATAGAGAACTTGGAGCAAGGAATGCTCTGATTTATTCTAGAATTGAGAACGATACTGAAAATCCTGACTTTATTACAGGAAATGAAATTGCAAGAGTTGGATTGGTTCAAAATCCAAAAGCATATAATACTTCATCTAATCTTGAACTTGATAAAGCAGCAGCAACATATGCACTTAAATTAACTGGTGCTGGATATAGTTCTGCCACCTTTACTGCTGATGCTTTTATTACTCAAACAGTTGGACTAGGATCTACTGCTGTTGGTAGAGTTGTGTCATATGATCAAGTAACTGGAGTACTTAAATATTGGCAGGATAGATCTACTGCTGGATTTAACACTGATGGATCTGCAAACACAAACTCAGAATATGGGTTCAAGATGAATAGATTTACTCCCGGCATCGCTGATGGTGGATCATTTAACATTATTGGTGGATCAGCAACTTTAGCAATCCAATCCTCATTTACGGGTATTTCTACTGAAATAAATAGTCGTACCTATTACCTGGGGCAATCCTTTAATGAGGGTGTTGCTCAACCAGAGGTTGAAAAATATACCGGTAATATTATTTACGTTGATAATAGGCCTTCTATAACAAGATCGTCTAATCAAAAAGAAGATATCAAAATTATCTTGCAGTTCTAACGAATTATGTCACAGGAAACCAATCTCAATGTCGCCCCATATTTTGACGACTTTAGTCCTGAAAAGGATTATTACAAGGTTTTATTTAAACCAGGTTATCCGGTACAAGCAAGAGAATTAACCACTCTTCAATCCATCCTGCAAAATCAGGTTGAAAAGTTTGGCCAGCACTTTTTTAAAGAAGGTGCTAAGGTAATTCCTGGAAATACAACATTTTCAACTAACTATAACTGTGTTGTTTTAGAAAACACATACTTAGGAATTCCACTTCTTGATTATATTGATCAAATAGTGGGATCTCAAATCACCGGACAAGATTCTGGTGTTACAGCAGTTGTTGATAGCTACATTCTTGCTTCCGACTCTACAAGAGATCAAGTTACATTATATTTTAATTATTCTGGATCTGGAACAAGTAACCAAGAAGGTATTTTTAGAGATGGTGAACTTTTAAGTGCAAATACCACTATTTCAACTGCAAATACTCTGATTGCTGAAGGAGTTCCTTTCGGTTCTACTGTAGGGCAAGACGCAACTGCAATTGCATCAGCTTACTTTATAAGTAATGGTGTCTATTTTGGTAAAGGTACTTTTCTTAATGTAAGTGAGCAGACATTAATTCTTGATCAATATTCAAATACTCCAAATTATAGAATTGGATTGTTACTTGAAGAACAAATTGTCAATGCTGATTTAGATCCCACACTAACTGATAATTCAGCAGGATTTAATAATTTTGGATCTCCTGGTGCTGATAGACTTAAAATTTCTACCAGACTTTTTAAAAAAGATTTAAGTGATTTTGATGATAGTAACTTTGTAGAACTTGGAACTATCATTGATGGTGTTTTACGTGAAAGAAATACTAGTGATTATTCTTTTATCACTGATGAGTTAGCAAGAAGAACCTATGCTGAATCTGGTGATTACTATGTTAAATCATTTGGACTTAATATCAAAGAGTCTTTAAATGATAGAGAAGGAAATAGAGGATTATTCAACGCTGATCAAACAACATACGGCGGATCTACACCATCCGATGATTTAGCAATCTATCAAATCTCTCCTGGTAGAGCATTTGTAAAAGGATATGATGTTAAAACAACTGCACCAACGTTTCTTGATGTTCAGAAACCCAGAACAACAAAAACTCTTAAGCAGCAACAAATCAATTATAAAACAGGTGAAACTCTTAAATTAAATAGAGTTCATGGATCACCTACGATTGGTATCGGTAATACATATATTCTTAGTTTACGTGATTCTAGAGTTAGTGATAGTGCAACTGGAATCGCCGGTAAAGAAATTGGATTAGCAAGAGTTTATGACTTTAGTCTTGATTCTGGAACTTATAATGGATCAAATTCAAATATAAACGAGTGGGGAATATCACTGTTTGATGTTCAAACAACCACTGAGATTACATTAAACGAGAACATTACGCTTTCAGTTCCTACATTCATCAAAGGAAAACAGAGTGGTGCAACCGCGTTTTTGAAAGACGCTGTTACAAATACTACATCTCTCGTAGTATATGAAACTTCTGGCAAATTTATCAACAATGAAAATTTCATTATTGATGGATTAGAGAATTCAAGAGTAGCAGTTGCTGTAACTGCCAATGGAATTAGTGATGTTTTATCAGTATTTGGTAGTGAAAACGGTGCTGAGGTTGGAGCAGCGAAAACTTTCTCTGCCGATGTAGTTCTTTCTCCCAATTTTAACATTGGAGTTGCTACTATTACTGCATCTGCTAATAATTTTACATCAGTAATTAGATCAACTAATACATTGTTCCCAGGACAAATTAAAACTGGAAATATTTTATCATTTACAGGATCTTTGTCTCAAGATCCAATTTTTGCATCGGTTGTTAGTGTAGCATCATCATCTATTACTGTAACTGGTGTTTCTACTGTTAATGGAGTCGCTAGTG